CGCATCCTTATCTATTTTGTATTTTCTATGATTCTCCAGTTCCACTTCAATGTATTCGGTAGATTCCATGTCATTCCCGATAATTGTAGTGTCGGCTTGATAGAGTCCGGCACGTTCGGGCAGCAGGAATCGCTCAAACAGGAGATTGTACTTGATCGGGTCAATAAGTGTAATTCCAAGAAGATAAAGAACCAAACAACCACCAGCAGAACCACGCCTACAACCGACCAGAATATCGTTTTTCCGTGCATAATTGACCGTATCGTACTGAACCTGCATATAATCCACGTTATTGGTGGATTCAAGCACGTAAATTTCATAATCCAGTTGTTTGCGATATATATCTTCCTTGCCTTTTGGAACGAGTTTCTGAAATCCTTCTTCCAGCAATTCAAGAAACATGGTATGGCGATCTCCGTATTTGGCTTTCTCTTCCGGTGTCATGTCGTATTGCGGCATGAAATTTCGTCCTGTTTCAAATCGTGCCGTAGCTTTTTCCGCTATTTCCACGGTCGGCTGGCACATAAGTTCCAAGAGGGCTTCCGCATCCCATTTCTCAGAATCAAATATAGACTGAAACATTGCCAAATGCTCGTCTATATCCTTGAAATACTGGTCGTCACTCTGGTTGTGAGCCGCCTTTGTTGCAATCTTGTTCAGAATAATCTTGTTCTTCGCATCGTCCTTATCAAGATAGTAGTTGTCACAGATAAGAATCGGCTCCACCTCAAATATTTCCTCGTCCTCCAAGAAAAAGTTATCGAAATAGAACTTGGTGGCATTAAGAATTTCAATATCAATTCTCTCTGCCTTGTATTCGCTTAGATCAACCTGATGAAGGTGTGTCAAAATTCTCACCTTCTTTTTTATGCCCAAAGCCCCGACTTT